GCAAAAGGGTGTCCGCAGCCAAGGCCACCCAGGAGCAGGCGGCAAAAGTGTCCGCTGGCTCCCAGGCCGAGGGCGCGGGCGAAACCACAAATCCCACCATCGACGCCATGATGGCCGGTGTGTGGGGATAAAACAAGGAGGAATACATAATGGCTATTACGGAAAGCACTATCAATTCTTTGGAGTTTCAATCCAAGCTTACTGGGGAACTGGATAAAGCGCTGGTCCAGTCCGCGCAGACCAGTTTCTTCGCGGACAACGCCTTGCGCAGTAAATTTGTGGGGGCGCGCACTGTACTGATTCCGGACGTGGACATGCAGGGCCTCGGCAACTATGACCGAGATGACGGCTTTGTCACCGGTGCGCTGACGGTGTCAAGCGAATCCTATACCATGGCCATGGATCGCGGCCGTTCCTTCCAGCTTGACCGGGAGGACAACGACGAGACCGGCATCGCCAATCTGGCAGGCCAGGTGATGGGGGAGTTCGTCCGCACCAAAGTGGTGCCCGAGATGGACGCCTATGTCCTGTCCAAGCTGGCCACGCTGGCCACCACGAAATCCCACACCGTGACCGGCACCCCCGCCTCCCAGGTCTATAAGATGATTACCGAGGCCATCAACAAGGTGCAGGCGGTTGCGGGCTACAGCGAGCCGCTGGTCTGCTTCGTGGACAGCGAGATTTGGGCGGCGATGATGAACACCACCGAGCTTTCCAGACAGCTGATGGTGGACGACTTCAAAAAGGGCGAAATCAATACCAAAGTCAAAAAGCTGAACGACGTGCCGATTATCCCGGTAGCAGACGACCGCATGAAGACGGCATACACGTTCTACGACGGCGTGACCGACGAAAGCGGCTCCAGTGGCGCAGACCAGCGCCCCGGCGGGTTCGTCCCGGCTTCTTCCGCAAAGAAAATCGGCATCCTGGTACTGCCGAAGCGAGCCGCTTCCTTGGTCAAAAAGTCCGAACGTATCCGCACTTTCTCTCCTGACCAGAACCAGAAGGCGGATGCGTACCTGTTCCAGTACCGCCTATACTACGACCTGTTTGTCAAGAAGTCTCTCCAGGATACCATCTACGTCTATACCCGATAATCCGCAGCCGCCGAGTGGGAAACCGCCCGGCGGCTTCTATATGCTTTCCGGTGGCGCATGAACCGCCGGAGGGGAACGGAGGAAAACGCATGAAAAGAAAGCCGTGGGAGCCGGAACAGATATTTGAGGAATACGAGACCGGGCGGACGTTTAAATCCGGCTTGGGCCGTAAAGGGCTGTACGAACAAGGGAAAATCAACGAGCGGTTCTATATTGGCGACCAGTGGCACGGGGCGCGGTGCGGCAACGACCGGCCCCTGGTGCGCCACAACGTCATCAAGCGCATTGGCGACTATAAAATGGCCGTGGTGGCGTCCAATCCGGTCACCGTCAATTATTCAGTGGAAGGTGTACCAAATACTGTCGGAATCAGCGATCGTGCCAGAGACGAGCGAGACGCTTTTGCACAGGGCCAGATTTCGCCGCAGGAAACCATGGGCCTTCCGCCGGAAGAAGAGCTGGCCGTGACCATGACCGCGTTGTCTGACTACTTCAAGACCACGGCGGAGCGTGTAAAATTTGACGACCTGAAGGAACAGGCGTTGCGCAACGCCTATGTGTCCGGAACCGGTGTACTGTACACCTATTGGGACGATAAAATCCGTACAGGGCTGTACGCGGACGAATCCGGCACCACGCCGATTCAGGGAGATATTGCGTGTGAAGTGCTGGACATTGAAAACGTGTATTTCGGCGACCCGAATCTATATGACGTGCAGGCGCAGCCCTATATCATTATCGCCCAGCGCAAGAGCGTTGCGGATTTGCAGCGCGAGGCCCGCCGGAATGGCCGCTCAGAGGCCGAAATTGATGCGATTAAGCCGGACAGGGATACCGGGTATATGGCTGGCGACATGGCCGAGGACGAGCCGGAGGATAGCCGGAAGGCCACGGTGCTGACGAAATTTTGGAAAGAGTGGGCCAAGGACGGCACGTGCAAGATTATGGCCTCTGTGGCCGTGCGCGGCGCTACTATCCGGTACAGGTGGGACACCAAACTGCGGTTGTACCCTCTGGCCGTCTTCCGCTGGGAGCGCCGCCGGAACTGCGCTTATGGCGAAAGCGAAATTACCTATCTCATTCCCAACCAAATTGCCATTAACCGGATGTTGACAGCCAGCGTATGGGCGGTGATGATGCTGGGTATGCCCTTGACGTTGGTCAACGGGGACGTGGTAAACCAACCAATCACCAACGACCCCGGCCAAATCATCAAAATCAACGGTACGTCCGAGGATATGCTGAACGCGGTGCGCTATGTAAACCCGCCGAATTTCGCCCCCGCGTTCGATAACAATATCGCTTCCCTTATCTCCAACACGCTCACCCAATCCGGGGCAAACGACGCGGCGCTGGGTGACGTGCGGCCAGACAACACATCGGCTATTGTGGCAGTGCGGGAAGCTGCAACCATGCCTATGCAGACGGTACAGAATCGGTTTTACAGTTTTGTGGAAGACGTGGCCCGTGTGTGGGCTGAGATGTGGGTGACCATGTACGGGCGGCGCAGCCTGAAAATTGAGGACGAAAACGGCGTGTGGTATATGCCGTTTGACGGCGAGAAGTACCGGGATTTGCTTATCTCGGTAAAGGTTGACGTTGGCGCGTCTACCCTGTGGAGTGAAATCCAGAGCGTGAACACCCTAGACAATCTCTTGGCTTCTCAGATTATCACGCCTAAGCAGTACCTGGAGCGGCTGCCCAAAGGCTCTGTTCCCAATCTTTCCGGGCTTATCCGCGAGATGCAGGAGGCCCAGAGGGCGCAGGAAGAGGCGGCCATGCAAGCGCCTGAACAGCAGGGCGTTGATGTGCAAGCCATCATTGACGGGCTTCCGCCGGAATACCGCCAAGCGTTTGATTCTGTGCCGCCGGAGCAGCAGACGGCCATGCTACAAGAAATCGGGGTGATGTAATGCGGACTGGAAACGATGTGTTCCGGCGGGCTATATCCCTGCTGGGATATACAGGTGCAGATGGGGCCGTAAACGGCGCACAATCGGCCGAATTGTTCCGTCGCGGGTTAAATATCGTCAATCAGGTAATGGCCGATATTTGGCCGTTGGAGCGTAAAGACGCATATATCCCGCTTTCCAACATCAACGACGATATTCCGCTGTCTCAGTACGCAGTAGAAAGCACCATGCTCTACGGCGTAGCTATGTTTTTGGCGCAGTCCGAGGGAGATGGGGAAAATCAGCAGTTTTATTCCAGCCTGTATCAGCAGAAACGGAACGCCGTGAAGCGCCCGCCGGTGCGACGTGTCGACACGCTTCCGAATGTGTGGGAGGATTAACATGCGTATTCCAAAAATGCAGGCAAGCCCGCAGTACATGGTGACTATTCCCAAGCTGGATGGCGGCGTAAACCTCAAGGATGCGCCGCATCTTGTGGAGGATAACCAGCTTACCGACATTTGCAATATGTGGTGGAAAGACCAAGCCCTCCGGACGCGACCTGGGTTGATGACCGATGCCGAGAAATGCGTGGATATAGGGGAACGCATAGGAACCGATACCGGTTACTATAACCTGAGACGCGAATCTGATTATTTTAATGTAGATACTTATATTGACGGCTCTTTATCGGCAGTGCTAATCGATTCAGAGTATTGCCTAGAAGAATCTGGTGGCGCTGAGAGGTTTTCTGCAGACATTAGGGTTTGTTCTGACAAAGGGGATATATCCGCGTTGGCCTCTATTCCGAATACATACTCCGTCGGAATGATTTCGCAATGTGTAGTCCATAAAGATACATGGTATGTATTTATGACGGGCGGGCAGATTTACAAATATAAACCGGATTCCGACGGCCAACATGTATTTACTAAAGTAGAACCGTATGTTCCGCTTGTTGCCTTGAACGGGAAAGGGTATGTATCAGGTACAGACAAAGGTTCGTTTGCATTCAGTGGAACTTTTTACGAAGGATACAATTTATTGACAGGGGCATTTAAAGTTACCTATACAACCAATGGGAAAGATAATATCTTCCCGCTCCCAATTGGTGATTTATCGTCTTATCCCGGAGAAGATATAGTCATAAAATTTACCCAGCATAACGGGGAAGTTACCACATTTAACATACCGTGGGATAAGTGGTATTCAAACGAAAGAGACTACACTGTAGACGATTTTATGACCGACGAAAATAACGCCACCGTTGTTGCGGAAATAGACAGGAAGAACGGGATTTTCTACTTCAAGGCAAACGGCCAAGGTCAAAGTGAGATAAGATACGTTGCCCCGGATCCATCCGTCCAAAACAACTTAGAAATAACGGCTTGGTCTTATAGAACGGGGAAAATTGATATATGCGCAATGAGGTTTCATACATGGTTTGGCGGTGACGGAAAAGGGATAAACGGCGGAACGAGACTATTCATGGCAGGAGACAAAAGAAATCCAAATCTAGTGTGCTGGAGCGCAATAAATAATCCGCTTTATTTTCCAGAAAACAGCAATTCTAGAATAGGAGATTACGGGCAGGCAATAACGGCTTTTGGCAAACAGTCTGATATGCTGGTAATATTTAAAGAACATGAATTATTTTACTCAACGTATCAGTCTGGCAGTTTTGATTGGCAGGATGTATATAGCGGGAATACTGTTGTGGACGTTGAAACTAGTTCGGCGGCGTTTCCGATTTTCCAAATCAACGCATGCATAGGGTGTGACTGCCCGCATACTATTCAGCTTTGCAATAATCGACTTGTGTGGGCTACATCAGACGGAAAAGTATACACGCTCACAAGCTCAACGCCTTACAGCGAGAGAAACGTCCGCGAGTTGTCTGGGATGATAGAAGCATCACTGAAATTAAATGATTCAGAAGCGTTAAAAAATGCCAGTTCCGGGGACTATGCCGGGCATTATGTCTTGCAGGTTGGCAACTCCTTGTATTTATTGGACTACAATTCCAGTGGTTACGAACACAATACATCATACACTGGCAGAAACGCAGAAAAGCATATGCCATGGTACATCTGGAGTACAGCTTCTGACGGGGTTACCTGGAAGCGCTTTTTCTCATCCGGAGATAACGGTTTATTAATCGGAGAGAAAAGCATGAACGACACGGTTTATCGAATTGTATGCGTGCTGGGAGATGGAAAGGATTACGGGGTAGATTACAACAATGGTTTGCAATTTTCCAAAACCCAAATTCGCTCCATGCTCCAAACAAAACTATTTGATTTCAGCCGTCCAGGACGGCGCAAAAACGTCCGCAAGCTGCACATTGGCGCCACCGATGTGGCGGATGGGTACATCACACTGTCTTATGTGACGGAATTCGGTACGCAGGAGGATGCATACCGAATCGGCATGTATGGGGATGGGGATATGCGTGTGTGGGCCGTTACGCCTCATGTAAACCGCATAAGACGATTTGGAATCCGCGCCGATAGCGCCGGCGCCATGGCGGTGGACGGCATGGTTATTCGATACGAAGTATACGGGGAAGTGAGATAAATGGCAAGGTCAATACAGGAATACGTTGACGAATTATACGGCAAGGGTCAGGGGACGTTAAACCAAATTCACGAGCAGCGGAAGCAATCGGATCAGCAGCTTATTGATAGTGTGAATGCGGCGATTGACCGCACTACGACCGCCTCCACCAAGCCCTATCAAACGCAAATAGAGCAGCTTCCGGAGGCGTATCAGAAGCAGTTCGACGCCAATGCCGTGCAGGAACTGGTTGGCCGCCGCAAAGTGGAGGAAGCCATGGCCAACATGGGCCTGACCGATTCCGGCCTGAACCGTACCCAGCAGACCGCCTTGTCCGTACAACGCAGCAATGCGGACGCGGCCGCCCGGCTGGAGCAGCAGAAAAAGACCCAGGAATTGCAGGACAAAATTGCCCAGCTTATTGAAGCGGGCGCGGCCCAGAAGCAGCAGCAGGCAGCCGGCGTACTGAGCAATACGTCCAATTGGTTCAACGATGCTTTAGCGAGTTCTTATAGCACCGCTATGCAGCAGGGAACCAGCATGTATAACGCCGATTTAGCCAGGGATGAACAGGCCAGGCAGGCGGAGCTTGACAGGCAAAACGCTCTTGCCAAGGCAAAGTACGAGGCCCAGACCGCACAGGCGCAGGCCACCGCCAAGGCCAAGCAGCAGGAGTTTGAAAACAAAATAGCCTTGGCGAAACTGTTCGCCGGAAACGATGCAACACCAGAAGAAATTGCGAGATACGCGCAAACGCTTGGGCTTTTGCCGTCGTCTAATTCCGGTGCAGGCTCAAGTGGTTCGGCTTCCTCCGGAATAAAATACGAGCCCAAATCCAGAGGCGTATACTTGGGCGGTAAAGTAGAGAGGGGAGAAATAAGCAAATGGGACGCGGTTAAGGATATTATAGAT